GAAGGTCGAGAAGATCCTTCAGAGGCAAAAGGAGAATGACAGGAAAATCAGGGCGGTGGAACAGGCGTGGATGGAATGCGAAAGTGATCGTGAAAAAGAGCTAATCAAGCGCAATCTTTTTGAGGGGACGCAGATGCAATACATCTGGTTGGCAATGTCCTTGCGGACAATGAAACGCTGCCGAAAGCGATTTTTAATCCGGCTTGCAAAAAATCTTCGAGAAATTTAGCAAGTGGCACCTTTTTCTCAAAATAGGGTCTATAATTAAATCATGGACGTAGTCTATCATGAGGAGAATGAAACTTGTCATACCGTGATGCTGTAGAAGATGGGATCTCCGTCATAAAGCTGAAAAGTGGAGACAACATGTATTGTGTAAAATGCCACATATGTGGAGACACAATTAAGTCGTTGAACTATAGGCGGGAAGTACAATATACATGTAAGAAGTGTAAACTTGAACAGAGCCTTGCGGATAAAGAACATCGAGAAATCGTATCGTGGGAAGGTAAAGAGCGCAAATTTCAAAACGCAGTGAAGCGGATCGAAGATGTTAGACCAGGTCTCAAGGAATATCAAAGAGCGATAGATGTCATTCATGAGAAACTTCATCGTGATGGCTGGTTTCAAAGTACGGAAGAAATTCTCGTTGCTATTGAATTGGTGAAAAACAAGATTAAGGCAAGGCATCAGGTGAAGCTTGGAAGATATCGAGCCGATTTTGTATTGCCTGAAGAGAAGGTAGTTTTGGAAGTCGACGGAGTGCTTTTTCACGCTCGAGAAGATCCAAACAAGCGACAGATGCGAGATAATTTAATCACTTTAGCTCTTGGAGCCAATTGGGAAATCATTCACGTAACCGATCAAATGGTCAACGAAAACATTACTCGCCTGTTACCGGCTATTCGGAAAGTAAAAGAACATCGAAAATTACTGAGAGACCAGAACGGTGGTATTCTTCCCGAATGGTACGATAATAAAGCAATTTAAACAACATCAGCGGACTGCCTTCCCCAGGCGGTTCGCTATTTTTGTGCCGATAAAATTTTAAATGAGGTGGTGATGTGGCCCGTGAAGACCTTATTCCGCTAAACCAGCGAACGAAAGAGGAACAAAAGAAAATTGCAACCGCGGGCGGCATCGCCTCCGGGGCTGCGCGCCGTCGCAAACGAGCTTTGAAGGAGGCCGCTGATCTATACTTATCGCTTCCTGTATCTGACCAAAGGAGATGGAATAGGCTGGCCCGCAAAGGTATTGACGCTGAGGATATCGACAACCAGATGGCCATGATCGTCGGCCTGACCGAGGCGGCAACCGCCGGAGATGCCAGCGCGGCAAATGTCATTGTCAAGCTGCTTGGCGAGGATAAACCGCAAAGCGATTCTGATTTTGAGGATGTGGCAGATATCCGCCGCGAGGTGTTCGGAGATGAGTAAGTCAAAAACCTTGTCTTTTGTATTCAGTGAAAAGCACCAAGAATATATGCGACGCTCCAGATCAGCAGCAATCAATGTTGCTGAGGGCGCCGTCCGTGCAGGCAAAACGGTGGACAACGTCTTTGCGTTCGCCTATGAACTAGAGACCACGCCGGATAAGCTGCATCTCGCCACAGGCTCCACGATCGCCAACGCAAAGCTCAATATTGGAGACTGCAACGGATACGGGTTAGAGGGTATCTTCCGGGGCCGGTGTAAGTGGGGCAAGTACAAGGATAACGAATGCCTGCAGATCAAAACGCCGACCGGCATCAAGATTGTAATTTTTGCCGGCGGCGGCAAGGCGGACAGCTTCAAGAAGATCCGCGGTAACTCCTATGGCATGTGGATCGCTACGGAAATTAACCTCCACCATGACAACACCATCAAAGAGGCGTTCAACCGTCAGCTTGCCGCCCAGCGCCGGAAAATCTATTGGGATTTGAACCCCGACAATCCGAACGCCCCAATCTATGCGGAGTACATAGACAAATACAGAGATATGCAGGCCGCCGGCACATTGTTTGGCGGCTATAATTATGAGCATTTTACCATCCGGGACAATCTGACAATCCCGGCTCAGCGCATCGAGGAGATCGTCAGCCAGTACGACCGGGAGAGCGTGTGGTACCGGCGGGATATCCTCGGTGAGCGCTGCGTTGCGGACGGGCTGGTTTATCAGGCATTCGCGGACCACCCGGATCGTAACATTATTGACTGGCAAAGGCTAGCCGAGGAAGAGCGGCGCCGTGTTTTGTCATCCATTGATTTTGTTTCCATCGGCGTGGACTTCGGCGGCAACCGCTCCCTGACCACCTTTGTGGCTACAGCGATCATCCGGGGATTCTCCGGCCTATTGATTGTCCGGGATCACCACATCAAAGGGCGCAAAGGCGACATTGATCCCAACAAGCTCAATGCGGAGTTCATCGGATTTGTGGAGCGGCTGAAAGCAGACTTCCCGTCGCTCTATGTAAAATATTGCTTCGCGGACAGCGAGGCCCAGTACCTCATCAACGGCCTACGTAGAGCGGCCAATGAGTCTGGGCTTGGCATCTCATTCGGCGACAGCGCCAAAAATGAGATTACCCAGCGCATCTACTGCACAACGGCCATGCTGAACCTGGGCAGGCTCAACATCCTCTCTGATTGCGGCCTGGTGATCGCTGGCCTAAAAAGCGCCGTGTGGGACAAGGACGCGGCGGAAAAGGGCAAGGATGTGCGTCTCGACAACTTCTCCAGCGACATCGATATCTTGGACGGATTCGAATACTCATGGGAGCGTTTCATGAAGAAGCTGCTTCCTGAAAGGGGCACTACATGAACATTACAACAGTCGTTGACTGGCTAAATCAAAACAAGGGCTGCCACATCGATTCCCGCTACTACAAGCACATTTCCGTATGGGCGGACTGGTGGCGTGGATTTTATCGGCCGTTTCATCAGTACAACCAGCTCAATCCGGACGGGACCACGCGGGAGAGGAAGCTATACAGCCTGCGTATGGCGAAAAAAGTCTGTCAGGATTGGGCGTCTATCCTGCTCAACGAAAAGACGCAGATCGTCCCGGAGGATAAAGCGAGCGCGACTTTCCTTCTGGGAGATACCGATGGGGATGGCGGGAAATTTGGGCGGCTGCATTTCTGGGATTGTGGAAACCAGCTGATTGAAAAAGCCTTTTACAGCGGGACGGGTGCATTTGTAGTAAAAGCTAAGGGAATGGCCGTGGGTGCGGATGGAACCGTCCTTCCGGACGCCGGGGCCAAGCTTGCAATGGATTATCTGGACGCGCAAAAAATCATCCCATTGTCCATGCGCAACGGAGTTATTACGGAGGCAGCCTTCGTGTCGGAGGAAACCCACAAGGGGGAACCACACCTCTATCTGGAGCTTCACGAGTTGGAGGAGGACGGCACCTACCGGATTAGCAATTACTATTTCAGAGCGGCAAACGATATCCTGACGCCGGAGCAACTCCCGCCCGGGATTGCTCCAGTGTGGCATACGGGATCCCCTTATCCGCTGTTTGCCATTGTCAGCCCCAACGCAGTCAACAACATCGATCACAATAACGGCATGGGTATGGCGGTGTATGCTGACGCTTTGGATGCCCTGCAAGGAGTTGATCTGGCCTTCAACAACTTCTGCCGGGATTTTTATTTGGGCGGCAAAAAGGTGTTCTACAACAAATCTTTGATTCGGCACGTAAGCGACGGCAAGGGCAACATGGTTACAATTGCGCCCGACGACGTCGCTCAGCAGCTTTTCATGCAGATGGACGGCGATATGGCTGATCTGGACGATGCAAAAAGCCTCGTATATGAGTTCAACCCCGCCCTGCGGGTTGCCGAGAATAAGGACGGCGTGCAGGCCATGCTGGACTACCTGTCTTTTAAGTGCGGCCTGGGCACGAAGCACTATCAGTTCAACGCAGGGAGTATCGTCACAGCAACGCAGTACACGGGTGATAAACAGGAGCTGATCCAGAATGCGGCAAAGCACTACATCCCCGTGGAGGCTGCGCTTAAGGCCGTTGTGAAGGCTGCACTGTGGGTTGGTCGCGAAGTAATGGGGGTCCCAGTGCATCCGGAAACTCCGGTGACTATCCAATTTGAGGACAGCTACATCATCGACAAAGAATCAGAGCGGGAACGGGACCGTCAGGACGTGCGGGACGGATTCATGCAGAAGTGGGAATACCGCGTGAAGTGGTATGGCGAGGACGAAGAAACCGCAAAAAAGATGGTGGCGCCGGATCAATCGGATGACGATTGGATGGGATTTAGCAAGGAGGAATAACCATGCTGAAGCCGAAGTACCTCGATCAGCTACCGTCCACAATGGTAGAACTGTACAGCCAAGTAGAGCAGGACATCCTTGCTAACATGGCCGCCCGGATCGCCGCCTTTGATCTGTACGGCCCGGCCGCACAGTGGCAGTATCAGAAGCTCATCGAGATGGGCAATTACCGCAGCTACATCGTGAAATCCCTATCCTTTTTGACCGGAAAAACGGAGCGGGAAATCAAACGGCTCCTGGCGCAGGCTGGGCAGGAAACCCTGAAGTTCGACGATGCGGTATACCGCCGTTCCGGACTCGATCCCCCGCCGCTCGCGGCCTCCCCGTCACTGCAGGCCGTTATGGATACCGGCATGCGCAATACAATGGGGCTGTTTGAGAACCTGACCCGGACTACCGCAGCGACCGCAACGCAGCAGTTCGAACGTGCCCTTGATCGCGCCTGGCTCCAGGTGAGCTCCGGCGCATTCTCTCATCAGGAGGCTGCGCGAATGGCAATCAAGGAACTCTCCTCCAAAGGAATCGAGAGTATTACATATCCATCCGGGCACGTCGACCATCTGGACGTAGCCGTCCGTCGGGCCGTGCTCACAGGCGTCAACCAGACGGCCTTGAAGTTGCAGGAAGCCCGGGCAGACGAGATGGGTTGTGATCTCGTCGAGGTGACGGCCCATGCTGGGGCGCGAACGGGAATCGGGATTGCCAACCATGCCGGGTGGCAGGGAAAAATATACTCCCGTAGTGGGACGCACTCGAAGTATCCAGACTTCCAAGAGAAAACTGGATACGGCTCCGGCGCGGGGCTTGGCGGATGGAACTGTAGGCATAGTTTCTTCCCGTTCTTCGAAGGAATCAGCGAACCGGCCTACACAGAAAAAGAACTGGAAGAATTGAACGCCCCGAAGTACGAATACAACGGCCAAAAATTGACTGAATATGAGGCAACGCAAAGGCAGCGGTACATAGAGCGTCAGATCAGGCGATGGAAGCGGGAGAACGCTGCTATGAAGGCCGCGGGGCTGGATACAACCGAGAGTGCCGCAAAGCTGAAAAAATGGCACGATGTGCAAAGGGACTTCCTGCGGCAGACAGGTCTGAAACAGCAATATGACCGGGAGCAGGTAAACGGCTTCGGAAGAGGTGAGGCATCCAAGGCCACGCATGATGCGAGGGTGTTCCAATCCATGCGCGACGATGCTATAATAAAAGCGCAGGCGAAGCTTCCAAAGAAAGTCGAAGCCCCTGACCAAAGGCTTTCCAGTCCGGTAGAGGTAAATCTGTCCAATCTGCGCGGAATTGTTCCCCGCGGCGCATCCTTACAGGACGTACATGTGATTGCCGGCAAAGGCGTTGCAACGCAGCTCCGTGACTGGAAGCGTTTGTACAATGTCTACGGGGGAGACCCGCGGCAATGGGAGAAGAAAACCGGCGTCGCGAAAACGGATATCTTCCGTTATGAACTCCACTGGTACGAGAAAAACGGAAAGATGCCTGCGGATGAAATCAAGCTTGTGAGGGTGAAGAAAAAATGAAAGTCAAATATATCGGGCCCCGCATTGGGGCAACCGGCCTTGATCCGGATGGGATCTATGAAGTGCTGGAGGTAGACGAACTGACCGGCGCCCTGCGCATCATTGATGAAAGCCGAGAACCTTGCGGATACCTGTACTCGTCAACTAAACCGCAAGCCCTTTGTGGAAAATATCAGGGTGGGCGGTTTGAGATCATCGAGGACGATGAAAACAGATCGCTGTACAAAGCAATATACGGATAAGCCATCGGTTGTAGCCGGTGGCTTATTATTTTGGAGGGATGCCGATTGAAATGCCCATATAACCGTAAATCCGAGACGCATTATCAGCGCTGGACGCAGAAATGCGACGAAGATTCACAGTCCCCTAGGACGGGCAGTCAGGTAGATCAGTATATTTTTGAACTGGAGGACTGTTTGAAACAGGACTGTGGCGCTTGGCAAAATGGCCGGTGCTGCTATGCATCTGTTAATCTCGAAAACACTTAAAATTATGAATCTCGCTAACAGGGACGACGCAGATTTTGCGCCGTCCTTTTGTTATACAAAAATCCGCTGACCGCGGGCGTAAACGGCGGAGCGGTACGGGACGCGACCCCGTAAAAAGCGTAGCCGCAGGAGGCATGCATGGAAAGAAAATTTTTGGAATCCCTTGGAATCGAAAAAGAGGCCATTGATAATATCATGGCGGAAAACGGCAAAGACATTGAGGCGCAAAAAGCCCTCACTGTTGCCGAAACGCAGAAGGTAACGGCGGCAAACGACACCATCAAGCAACTACAGGATACCGTGAAGAAGTTCGATGGCGTCGACGTGGAAAAGCTCAAAGCCGATCTTGCCACGCTCCAGCAGAAGTACGACGCCGATACCGCGAAGCTACGGCTAGACAATGCGCTGGAGGTTGCTCTGCTCTCCAGCAAGGCACGGGATACGAAAGCTGTGCGGGCCCTGCTGGACATCGATAAGATCAAGCTGGACGGCGATAAGCTGACGGGTTTGGAGGATCAGATCGAGGCCCTGAAAAAGTCCCACGACTATATGTTCGAGGCCGAAGAGAAAAAGCCTCCCGTAAAAACCCGTGTGGACAGTGCGAAAGAGCACGTAGATCCTCCCGCAACGCCCCCTGCCACTTTGGCCGGGGCGCTCAAAGAAAGATACGAATCGAAAGGATGATTGATTATGGCAATTACATTACAGGAAGCCAAGGTCGGTATGGCCGACAAAGTAGATCAGCAAATCGTTGATACGTTTCAGCGCAGTTCTCTACTGCTGGACCGGTTGACGTTTGACAACTCGATTTCCCCTGGCACTGGAGGTAGCACCCTGTCTTATGGATATGTACAGCTGCTTACCCCGTCGACCGCCGCCGTCCGCACCATCAACAGCGAATATACGCCCGGCGAGGCAAAGCGGACTGAGAAAACCACCAAAGCCATCATCATGGGCGGAAGTTTCCAGGTGGACCGTGTGGTCCAGAGCACCTCCGGCGCCGTGGATGAATTGGCGTTCCAGGCAGAGCAGAAGATCACGGCTACCAGCAACTATTTTCACAATCTGGTTATCAACGGCACGTCCGCAGCCAGCGGTGCCGGGTATGTGACCAACACTTTCGACGGCCTGAAAAAGCTGCTCGCTGGCACCTCCACGGAGATCACCAGCGAAGTCAGCCTGACCTCTTCCTCCGAGCTGGACAGCAATGCGCAGGCGTTTCTCGATGAGCTGGACGCTTTCCTGTCTGTATTGGACGGAACGCCCGACATGCTGCTCATGAACAAGAAGATGCTCAACCGTGTGCGCTCCGCCGCTCGGCGAGCTGGTTACTACGACCGCTCCAGAGATGATTTCGGGCGCGTTGTAGAGACGTACAACGGCATCGCACTGATGGACGCGGGCAAGTATTATAACGGCTCCGCGACGGTGGATGTTGTGGACACCAGCGCCGCTTCATCCGGCGCGGCCGGGACCACATCAATCTACGCCGTTGTGTTGGGCTTGGATGGCTTCCACGGCATATCTCCGACCGGCAACAGCGTTATCAGTAGCTATATGCCTGACCTAAACGCACCGGGCGCCGTTAAAAAGGGCGAAGTGGAGCTGGTTGCAGGTGTGGCCCTGAAAAACACCCTGAAAGCGGCCGTCCTAAAAGGGATTGCAATTGAGCCGAAGACCGCCTGATCGGGGGAATCTGTCTATGGCGGATTATGATTACTATATCAACACCTATCTGGGCAGCTTGATCCCGCCAGATGATTTTCGCCGTTTGGCTGCCCGGGCGTGCGCGTATCTGCAAACCATCAGCAGCGCGGCGGAGCATCCGGACGACGAGGCTGTCAAGATGGCGACCTGCGCCGTTGCCGAGGCCTGGCAGCGCAATGAGGAGGGCGGAGAGATCGTCAGCCAGTCCGTTGGCAGCTGGTCACGGACCTACGCCTCCAGCGGTAAATCGAAAGAAAGCGCCCTGCTGGAGGCAGCCCGCCTCTATCTCGGTCCCGCGGGGCTTATGAGGACGGTGGAATGGGTATGAGCATGTTCCCGGATACCGTGACCCTCTACAACAAATATACGGAGGACAACACAGAGAAATGGAAGCGTACCGAACTGGAGGGCGTGTACTGGAATGATATCGAGGGGACCGTCCTGCGGAAAACCGGGGCGGCCTCTTCGTCTAATGCAACCGTCATCATCCCCCTGTCTATACGAGGCTATCAGAAGCCGAAGGAATGGCGAAAATACCGCTCTGGCTGGACGCTCCAACCCGGCGACTATATCTGCCGCGGTCAGATCAATATCCCGATTGCCCTTAGCGCCGCAAAGGAGCTCTCCGGCTTCGACGACGTGCGGAGCATCGTGTCGGTGGACTGCAAGCGTTTCGGCAGCGGCATGGACCATCTGGAGGTGGCGGCGAAGTGAAAATTATGGTGGTATCCAATATTAAGGCGAAAGCCTTCCTCCGGGAGCTTGGCCTCGCGCCTGGCGGTCCGATACAGAAAATGCTGGTGAGCGAATGTTACCGGCACATGCAGAAATATACGCCGTTTCAGAACGGCATTCTGGCACACGGCCCGCAGAACGAGGTGCTGGAGGACGGTATCCTCTACAACACCTCCTATGCACAGTACCAGTATTTTGGTCAGCTTATGCTTGCTCCGAACGGCTCCTCTTGGGCACGGTTCGGCGAAACAAAGCATCTGGCTGGGAAGCCGCTGCATTACCACGGTGCGCCTATGCGCGGCCCCCACTGGGACGTCCGCATGTGGGCAGATGACCGGCAGAAAATCCTCGGCGAGATCGCCAAGAAGCTTGGAGGGAAAGTAGTATGAGCATCATCAAGACGCTGCAGGATTATCTCACCGAATTCGACGGCATGGAGATGATCCTGACCGACCTGACGCCGAACGCGCCGTCAAGCTATGCCCTGGCCCCTGCCGGTAGCGGTGTTGCATCGAAGGACATTCTCGGCAACGCCACCTACCAAAACAGCTATGTATTCCTTGCACGAGAACACAGCGGCGACGAAGTGGACCGCCGGGATAACTATGACTTTCTGGAAGCCTTCTGCGATTGGCTGGAGGAGCGCAGCCGACGCGAGGACTTCCCTGCATTACCGAAGCCGTACCAGGTCGTCGAGATCGGCGTCAGCAATGTTATGCTGATGGACATTGACGACAACGGCCTCGGCACCTACCAAATACAAATCCAACTGATTTTTGAAAGGAGATACGATACATGAGCGAACCTACAATTACCGGCAAAGGTTATGTCAAGCGCGAAGAATTTAAGCTCTTTGCAAACGTAGCGACCGGTGAAAGTCCCGAATGGGAGCTGCAGGGCGATAAGATTGAGGACATGTCCATCGAGCTCAATCCCAACGTTGAGACCACTGCGGACGTGACCGGCGTTACCACCACAACCCTTGACCGCTACGAGGAGCAGACCTCCGTTGAGCCCTACCGCTGCCGGAAGGATAGCAAGCTTTTCCCGATCCTTTACGATATCGTGAAATACCGCAAGACACTGACTGATGTTGAGCTGGAGTTCCTGTGCGTCAACATTTTCGCGGATGCGTCCGGCAAGTATGACGCCTGGACGCAGAAGGGCATTGTCGCCGTACAGTCCTATGGCGGAGATACGGCGGGCCTCTCCATCCCCTACAACATCCACTGGACGGGCGAGCGTACTTACGGGACGGCCGCAATTGCAAACGGCGTTGTGACCTTTACAGCGGCCGGGGCATCTGCGTCAGCTTGAGAGGAGCATGCGATATGAAGATTGAAACCGGATTATCGATCCCTGTTGAGCGTAACGGCGAGCACGTTGGCAGCCTGCATTTTAATCCCGACGACGTTTGTTTTGTCGAGCATGTCTATGGCCTGATTGGTGAATTGGAGCAGGCAGAAAAGGCGTATGAGGCAAAGGCGAAGGAACTGGAGGCTGACAAAGCTGTGGATGAATACGGAATTCCGAAGAACATCCGCGCGCGCCTCCAGTTCCTGCGCGAGGTCTGCGAGGATCTGTATGCGAAGATCGATACAGTGTTCGGCGCAGGCACGAGCGAAATGGTATTCGGCGGGGCGCTGAGCTTGTCAGCGATCGAGCAGTTTTTTACAGGCCTTGCACCGCATTTTGAGCAGGTCCGGGCGGATAAGATGGCGCCGTATCTGTCTGAATCTAAGAGGGCACTGACGAAATGAACATCCTGGCCGAACGGTTCCCGACCTCCGTCGAGATCAACGGGAGGGAATACGCGTTAAACACAGACTTCCGCGTCGGCCTGAAGATTATCCTCGCCTGGGAGGATCCGGAGCTGACGGCCAGGGAAAAGACGCTGGTCATGCTCCGCCTGTTGTACAAAGAGATACCGCCGGACACGCAGAAAGCCTGCGAGCTGGCGGTATATTTTTTGAACTGCGGCGAGGAGAAGGATGATGGGGAGGCGGCTGAATCCCCTGTGCGGAGGGTCTACAGCTTTACGAAGGATGCAAAGTACATCTACTCCGCTATCCGCCAGACGCACGGCATTGACCTGGAAACGGTGGAATACCTGCACTGGTGGAAGTTTTGTTATTTCTTTCTCGACCTTGACCCGGACTGCATGTTCCAACAGATGCTGCACCTGCGCCAGCAGAAACAGCGCGGCAAGCTCACCAAAGAGGAACAGGCGATCTATTACCGTCTGCGGGATATCCTCGACCTGCC